TTATACCCCCTAAGCTAGTACAATTCTAACAGTTGCGTCAGAACTACCTTTTCTTTCCATAATTAGATATACTGTATTTCCTAATCCATTTGGAATTTTAATAGATTGTATGTTATCTCCACCTTTTAAGTATAGATCATTACTGGTATTTATATCACTATCTGTTCCAGTTGTATTAAATCTAAAATAAAAATCATTGTCTGATTGTAAGTGAACTGTGTTATATGAACTCACATTAACCGCTACTCCATCTGAATCTGCTGTGACTGCTGATTGAACTTGCCAATCTGCTGAAGTATCAGTATTCAGAGATTCATGAGCTCTGTACTTTTGAAGGTTTGCCATTTTATTCTCCTATTATTTAAACTTATCTTGGGGGGCGAGAATGTCCCTATATAAGTTTATTTAAAATCACGAGGTACTATTGCCCTAGTTCCTCCAGTTTTGTTTCGTTTTTTCATGCCATATCTTTTTATAGCATTATCAAAATTTGCTTGATGCATTGCTGATAATTGCATCTGTGAATTAATAAGTCCGGGCTCATCTGCATCACCGGCTTTATCCATATGTAAACATTTTTTTACATAATCAACCACAGCTAAGTGCATACTATTATCTAAATCTAATTCATCATTAATACTTTGTACTTTGTTTGGATCTCCATAAAAATGCAACAATAAACCATCTGTAACAGCTTCTGAAATTGCTTTCCATTGTTTTCTTGCCGTTGTTCTAGCATTGCCACTAGAATCTACATTGGTAATTAAAGCGAGCTTATCCCCTTCAATGTACCATACTACTGAATCTTCTGGGTATTTTATATTACTTGCCATTATCTATCATCCGGAGTTGTAATAGCTGATTCACTAGAGTCAGCATCCATTAATAAAATATTTTTATCTACTAAACGTGGGATCTTAATATAATCCCCATCATTGTCCATTAAATCTACTCTAAAAACTTTATTAGCTTCAAGGCTGTTCCCATTAGAATCTTTGGCAGAATCACTAATATCATAAAACATTTGATCTGCTACTGTGCTCATTTTAGCTTGAACGGGTTTTGTACTAAACATACCAATCTCTACTAAAGCATCATTAATTAAATTTATTATATAGCTTTCAGGTGCATTAGGGAAAGTTTGATGAACCCTACTAACAATTTGTTTTACAGATATTTTATGAACAGACATTTTTAACCATATTTACTTAAAAGTTTTTGAACACCATTGTCGTAATCAGCCTGCAATTTAGCTTGTTGACCTAATCTCCAGTCATATTCTCTAATAAATTGCTGCATTTCTTGAGACAACGCACTAACTAAAGAGGAAGAAAGTTCAGTATCCTCATCAGACTCTATATAATTTCGTACTTTTTCCCACCCTTGCGAAGATGCAGATGATGATGAATAAGAAGCATCTTGATCTGAGTGAATTATAAAACTATTCATACTCCCTAATACATTTTGCAATGCTTTAACTGCGCCATATAATACAACTAAATATTCAGCATCGTCTGGGAATGCGGCTATAGCATCAGCGCTATATAAAACTGTTGGGTATGCAACTTCATCATACTTGCAAGATCCTCCTTCTGGAAGAGCATTGATTTTATTATTTTCTGTATAAAACACAGGATCTGTCACCGTAGCATACATCATTTCATCTTTATCAGTTGCATAACCTTTTAAATCTGCCTTTATCCTTCTACAAACCCTATCTATTTCACCATCATTTCTATATACTCGTAATATCTTACCAGTATTCATAGTTTCAGATTCACTACCTACAGCAGTTGATGTAAATGTTTGTTGAGCAGAACACCAATCAAGAAGATTAATAGGCAATATATTAATAATTTCTTTTGCACCATCAGTCAAAAATTGACTTAACTCATCTTGAGTAGGAGCACTACTACCATCTAAAGTTAAGCTTGTTAATCCTTCTACTTGTACTTCAAAAGTTGCCATTATGCACTCGCTATAACTACTTCAATGTTAACTGCATTTGATCCGGAATCAACAAGTAAGCTTTCTAAGTCATGTAAAGCTGTTATTATTGTAGCAGCATCATGCCTAACTGCTATGGAATCATGTGGAGATCCCATAATAAAACTTTTACCAGCTTCTAATAATATTGTTGCGCTTTCATCTGCTGCACTATCATCCTCTTCATTATCTATTTGCAAAGATAAGTTTACAGAATTTGATGCATCTAAATTTGTTACTCTAATATATTTAACATCTTCAATATCTAAAGATGAATCAGATGCGCTACTAGCGCTATGAAAAACAGCAATAGTTGTATCATTATTTGCAGGAACTGTTACAATTCTTTTAAATATTTCGTTTATACTTCCAATTTCTAAAACTCTTTTAGAGCCATAATCTTGATTGTCTAATATAATATCTTCTTGTATTTTTACTTTTAATGTAGCCATTACTTACCCCAATTTTTTCGAGCATTCTCTTTAGACTTTTTACTTAATTCGCCATAATGATAAAGTTTTTGAGAAGTTTTTGTATGAGACTTATTACTATGCAAATCCCCATTAGGCATTTTATGCATTGACCCTTTCCAAACTTTACCTTCTTTTGTGTAGTGATTTACACCTTTCATAATATTACCACTTTACTTTGTCAGCCCAATATGCTGCTGACATTTTACCTTTTGCTATATTTTTTGCGTGCCTAGCTTTAAAAGATTTACGCCTAGCTTTTTGTTTAGCAGACTCACCTTTTTTGGGCTTACCTGCTGTTTTAACACCTTGTTGTCCAAAGCGTATAGTTTTTATTTTATCTCCAACTTTTGCAACAACTACATGAGATTTTGTACGATGATTAGGAGTTCTTTTTGGTTTATTATAACCAGATACTCCGACTTTAGCGAGTCTTGAATCTTTTTTCTTAGGCATATCCTAGCTTTTTGTTTTGATGTTTAATATCATCTTCTATAGTCGTAGAAGAAAATTCTATATCAGTTCTTTTACCAATATCACTCATCATATAAAGATTAGTAGTGAATTTAGACTCAGATGTTTTATTACCACAACTTTTGCAGTAGAACCACCTTTGTGGATTTGGTTTTTTGCAACTAACACATTTCATATTTATCCTTTGGATTTTGGGGTAAGCCCTTTATACGACCTACCCCATAGTTCCCACTATTAACTTTATTATTTCAGTTATTAACTAGCTGCTGCTGTATGGAATAGGGCATCAGAACCAGCCGCTTTAACAAACGCTCTAACATACCAACGAGAACCATCTGTCCATATTTGGACATTATCACCGGGGCTTGCAGCCGCAGTAAAGTTGATAAAATCATCATTGTTAACAGCGCTATCTCCAGCCGCATCTGCTGTAGTGTACATATGACCTACAATATCAGCACCAGAATTAAAGTCGATGTTTACGATTCCACCCATTCCACCATCAGAACCATCTGTGTCTTCGGTTACCCAAACTTCACAGTTCCAACCGGGATCTAAATCACTTACGGTTGGTAAATCAAGTTCTGTAGTTGCAGCTGGGTTAACTAAAAAGATTACTCCACTATCAGCTTCTTGAACACTGTAATCGCCAACAAGTTTTTTAATCTTTTTATGAAAACCACCGCTTAATGAGCTATTATTATTTAGATAATCACTTCTCATTTTACACTCCTTCTAGGTTAATAAGTGCATGAGTTTCTGGAAGAGATACTTCAAGACCTGCTTCTGTAAGAATCATATCTTTACGTAAATCCTCATCAGCCGCTTGTACATTAGTCATAATCGCAGTATCACGATTAACACCATTACCTACAAGTGGGCGATAAGAAACGTGATCAAGGTCAACAAAGCACATGTGTCCAGAAGCATTGTTTCTAAACAATGGTTCTTTAACAATTGTGCAATCGCCATGAACAGTTTCAATTTTCATAACTTTATGCCCAAATGAACCCTTAGCAGATTCAAAATTATATCTAGTTTCTCCAGACATACTCAATTCACCAAAACCACTGATTTTGTTAAAATGAGAAACAACTGGTAAAGAAGCTAAACATAGCTTAGCGCTTGAACCACCACGTGCAGGATCATACATAGTTTCAAATGCTGAAAGTAAACCATCATAAGTTAATTCACTTGTTGCATATGTTGCTAAGTATGGTACACCTTCACTGTAGTCGCCTATTGCACCATCTTCAGGTGTTCCACCATTCTTGATAATATGACCAACAATACCTTCTGTATATTGGATACCACCAACTGAACCACGCATACCAAAAAGCATTGATCTTTCGATGTCTACTTTATGCTCACGAAGTTTTAAGTTCCATAGACGTTGCCATTCATCAGCGTAACCACGATAAACTGTAGCACGTGCTGTGTTTGACATTTCACAAGCTGTTTTAAAGATCTGGGTATACCCATAATCATTATCCATTTCTTGTGACCATACGTCTGGAGCTCCAGAACCTTGCTCGTATGAAGTACCGATAACAACGCATTCACCATTGTCATCAAGTGTGGTTGTAGAACTATCACCAGCTGAAGCATTAATTGTTTTTACA